ACTGTACGCGACGACCAAGTGGCGTAAGTACCGAGCAGCCCTACTAATGCGCAGAGGCGGGCAGTGTGAGGCGTGCGGTACTGTACCTATGTTCGACCGTGAGTTGCACGTGGACCACATTAGACCAATAGCAGAAGGTGGCGAAGTGTACAACGAAGCGAACCTACAAATACTGTGCATTCAATGCCATGGCAAGAAGACAGCAGGCGAACGGGGGTGGGGTGCTATCTCAAAGAAAGACCAGGTGAATTCCACCGACGCCTTTTCCTTTCACCAGGGGAAGGGGCAAAACCCCCCGGAAACGGTCTTTTAGCAAAATCAAAAGCAAAATGTAAGGTCAATTTAACAAAATCAAAAGATGAACGAAGAACTAGCGCGCTGGGAGCGCATTAAACTGGAGTGCGAGAAAAGCATTGACACGCACGGTGCAATTATTGAAGCAGTAACCGACCGCGGCAAGCCAGTGCTGCGCAAGAACCCAGCAATCGAAACCCTGCAAAAGGCAACGCTTGAAATTGAGAAATTGCGAAAGACCTTAAGCGATGGACTCGACCTGGACTGAAAATATAATTGAGCGCTATTGCGTACTAACCGAAGACGCGGGAGCAGGCAAGCCAGTGCAGCTCATGGACTGGCAACGCGGGCTAATCCGTGACGCAGAGGGTAAGCGCATGGTATGGCTGGAAATTCCACGCAAAAACGGAAAGTCCGCGTTTATTGCTATGCTTGCCATAGCGCACCTACTCAAAGGGTTTAAGGACGGCACTAACCCGCAGGTAATCCTAGCGGCAGCCACCAGGGAGCAGGCAGGTATTTTGTTTGGCTACGTGCGTAACATGATCCTGCTAAACCCACAGCTGCAGAAAGTGCTTGAACCTTTTCGAAAGGAAATACGTTTGAAGGGTAAGCCTGGCTACCTAAAGACCATTACCAGCGACGGCGGCAGTAACCACGGACTAAACCCGTCCCTAATACTTTGCGACGAAATCCACAGCTGGAACGAGGTTAAGGGTCCGGAACTGTGGGAAGCCCTGCGCACCTCAATGGCTGCACGACCTAGCCAAATGATAGCCATTACCACGGCGGGCAGTGCGTACAGCTTCGCCCATAAGTGGCACGAGTATGCGCAGCGCGTAGCGGAGCATCCCGAAATAGACCCAAGCTGGTTAACTATTATTTACGGGGCAGGGGACGAAGAAGACCCGCACAGCCCCGAAGTATGGCAAAAGGCTAACCCGTCCCTGGGAGTAACGGTAACGTACCAGTACCTAGAGGAATTGAGCAACACGGCCAAGCACGACGAGCCGACGCTATTAAGCTTGCGTAAGCTTCACCTAAACCAGTGGGCAGGTAGCGCACAGCCGTACATTGAGCTGGGTAAATGGCTGAAATGCCAGGGGCCAAGGCCGAAAACGCTAGACAAATGGCGCTGTTTTTTAGGCGTTGACCTTGCCGCGGTCAATGACTTTACCGCTTACGCCGTGGTTTATTTTAATGGGGAGCGCTTTTATACACAGCAATACTACCAAATTACCGATCACGCTATGGGTAAGCGCAAGCAAAAGTACCCGAACCTGGTGCGCAACTGGATCAAAAACGGTAGCCTAGACGTGGTTAAGGGCGAGGTAACCACCACCGACCACCGTATAGCGATGATTGAGCAGATTATGAACGACCACCCGGTAGAAGGTATTTTCTTTGACCCGTGGAACGCAGCCGAAACGGTGGAGCGCCTGCGCAGTAAGTACGGCAAACAGTTTTGTTACGAGGTGCGCCAGTCGGCGCTTATGGTAAATGAGCCTATGAAACTGCTATACCGCATGGTAACGACCAAGGGTATTACGCACGACGGCAACCCGATTACCGCGTGGATGATAGCCAACACCAGCCTACACATAGACAAAAACGACAACTGGACCTTTCAAAAGGACAAAGCCCCGGACCGTATCGACGGCACGGCGGCCCTAATTACCGCGCTGGCAGGATATGTTCACAATGCTAATACCGGTATGAGCACGTATGAGGAATTAGACATAATTTTTGTATAACTTTGTATTTGGTATGGCATGGTATGACCGCATAACCCGCAGCGTTTCGGGTATCATTAATCCGAAGCCCTGGCTTTTGAGCCTTTTCGGCGGCAGCTCCACGCTAGCGGGCGAAAACGTAAGCAGCACTAACGCCCCAAAGGTATCGGCTGTTTACAGCTGTGTTAACCTTATTAGCTCAACGGTAGCATCAATGCCGTGGAACTTGTACCGTGAAACGGAGCAAGGCATGATTTTTCAGCCGGGGATGCTTAACGACATGGTGAGCCGCAAGCCCAATAGCAGCTACAACAGTTACGATTTTCGTAAGGCATTTATGGCGCAGCTGTTGCTTCGCGGTAACGCGTACATTTTGCCAATGCGCAGCGGTTCTAGCCTTTCGGGACTGGAGCTAATTGACACGGACCTGGTTACGTTGGATACAACCAGCGGAAGCCTGGTGTACCGCGTCTACCTAAATAACGGGGTTACCATGAACCTTAACCCCGACCAAATTATACACCTTAAATATTGGACGCTGGACGGTATTAATGGCGTTAGCCCGATCGCGTACGCGAAGGAAATTATTGGTACGTCAATGGCAGCAACCGCGCACATGGGCGGCTTTTATGGTAACGGCGGTATGCCCAAGGGTATTCTGCAGCTGCAGGGTTCAATTCGCGACGCTGACCGCGTTAAGCAAATTGGCCGCCAGTTTGACGAGCTGAACAAGGAACATAAGGGGCGGACCGCCGTGCTGACTGAAGGCGCGGAGTACAAGCCGGTAGCCGCGAACTTTCAAGAGTCGCAGCTTATCGAGAGCTTAAGGTTTAGTGTTGAGGAAATTTGCCGCTTGTACTTGGTCCCCCCGCACAAAATCGGCCACATGGAAGGCGCAGGCTACGCCAACAGCATCGAGGCGCAGAACGCCCAATTTATCAGCGACTGCATTCGTCCGCTGGTCGAAGTAATCGAAATGGAGTTTAGCAATAAACTGCTAAAGGGTAGCAGCCGCTTCGTGCTGGACATGAAAGCGCTAATGCGTGGCGACATTAAAACCGAGGTACAGCGTAACGTAAGTTACTGGAACATCGGCGCAATGAGCGCTAACGAAATTCGCCGCACCGAGGGCTTGCCCCCGATTGAAGGCGGCGACGAGTATAACAAGCCTATGCACATGGCTTCAAATAACGAGCAAAATGGAGAAAGAAATTCGGACGCAAGCGATACCGAAGACGGACAGTAACACCGTCGAGGGCTACGCGCTTAACTGGAACGAGTACGACATGGGCGCTTTTGTGGAGCGCATCGAGCCGGGCGCCTTGGGCGACTTGCGCAGTTACGACGTACACGCCTTATATAACCACAACTACGACCAAGTGCTAGCGCGGTCAAAGTACGGCGAAGGTACCCTAGCCCTGGAGCAGGACGATAACGGTTTAAAGTTCCGTTTCGATTTGCCCGAAACCACAACCGGAAACGAGGTACGCACCCTGGTAGCCCGCGGCGACGTGGACCAAGCGAGCTGGGCCTTTACCGTTAAAAAAGAGCGCTGGGAGAACGTCCGCAGCGAAAAGCCCGTGCGTATCATTGAGGCTATCGGCGAAATGTACGATATTAGCCTTACGCCGCGCGGAGCTAACCCAACTACGACCGTAGCTTTACGATCGCTAGAAGAAGCCCTAAAGGCTGAACAACCCGAACAATTAACCCAAAACCCCGAAACCGTGGAAAATCACGAACAAGAGGCAGAAGTACGCGCTAACGCTTTCGTTGACGCGTCTGCAGTGCAGGGCAAGCTTTCTAAATCAGAGGAGCGCAACCTTGCTAAATTCAGCCTTATTAAGGCTATCAACGAAGCCCGCAGCGGTAAGCTTACCGGCGTAGAAGCCGAAGTTAACCAGGAAGGCATGAACGAAAAGCGCAAGCTCGGAGTAGAGGCACGCGATATGCACGCCATTAACCTTCCCGAAATGCTGCTTAAGCGCACCCAATCAGTAACCGGCGGAACCGGCGGTAACCTTGGTGGCGACTTGGTATTTACTGACCCAGGCCGTTACATTGACTTTCTTTACCCGAACACCCCGCTTTTGTCGCAGGTATCGGTAGCCGAAAACCTGGTCGGTAACGTAGATTTCCCAAAGCAAACCACCAGCTACAGCCTCAACTGGCAGACGGAAACTGGCACGGATACTGCGCAGGATATCAACTTTGACAAAGTAACCATGTCGCCCAAGCGCGCGGTTATTACTGCTTCTATGTCAAACCAGCTGCTCCGTCAAGAGTACAGCCGCGGCATCGAGCAGCGCATTATCAACCAGCTGAACCTTTCATTTAACAAAGGCCTGGAGAACGTAATTCTTAACGGTACTGGTTCAAGCAACCAGCCTAGCGGTATTTACACCGAACTGGCTGCACAAGCTTTGACTATCGGAGCCATTGATTACGCCGACCTTATCGCTTTCGAAAGCGCTTTGGCTAACGCTGACGCTTTGCAGGGTAACCTTGCTTACGTTACGCACCCCGCCGTTTTGGCCAAACTGAAGCAGACCAAGCTTGACGCTGGTTCGGGCCGTTTCCTCGTTGAGGGCACGCTTAACCCAGTTATGACCGCCAACGGTTACAATATCCTTTCTACCACCTTGTCGCCTATCTACACGACCCCGAACCCGGACGAGTACGGTATGATTTTTGGCAACTGGTCTGACGTGCAGGTAGGATTTTGGGGCGGTGCTACCCTTATGGTAGACCCCTACACCAATATGAAGTCGTCAATCGTAGAGGTTTACCTGGAGCGCTTCATGGACGTAGCCGTTTTGCGCGACGCTTCCTTTGCAATCGCAAAAGACATCACGATCTAAACATGGTAACGGTTAGCAGTTATACGCCGATTTCGGTAAACCTTACCGAATTAAAGGCCTTTTGCCGCGTAGACGGCAGCGCAGATGACGCGCTGCTAACTATGCTTTTCGGCGCAGCGGTCGAGGAATTTAACAGCTACACCGGCTACCGTTTAGGTGCTACAACTGTAACTGTGGATACCACGGGGGAAGCGAGCTATACGCTCCCCCTGGGTCCCGTTACGGCAATTACTAGCGTTACGGCATACGACGACGAAGGCAATGCCACCACCTTGGCCCTTTACACGGATTACGATTACATCAACACGGTAATTACCCTGGACGAGGTGCCCCCGCGTATGCGGATTATTTACACCTGCGGCGACACGAACCCGCCTGCAGACGTGAAACACGCGCTGTACCAACGCGTTAAATTTGGTTACGATTACGGCGATGACTTGCCGTACAATACAAACCGCTTTTTTGACCGCCTAGCATTCCGCTACCGCCAAAACTTTAGCTAATGCTTGACCTGCGCGTAGAGCTTTTCCAGCCGACCAGTGTACCAAACAATAGCGGCCAGGTTATCAAGACCTGGGCCAGCGCTGGTACATTCTACGCGGAGCGCATCGTGCAAGCTACGGCAGGCACCGAGGCTATGCCATACGACCAAATGGTAAGCAGCGCATTCTACACCTGGCGCCTGCGCTACCCAAACAGCGTGCAGCCTAACTGGCGACTGGTTTACAATAGCGAGGATTACGATATTGTTAGCGTCGTCCCCGAAGGGCGTCGGCGTTTTGTGCTGGTTAAAACCCGCCTGCGGGATAATGGCACGCGGTAAAAGCGTCTACCTAAAGAGCGAAAGCGGCAGGGTAGAAGATTTCGACCAATTCCGGCAACGGCTACGCAAGCTAGCCACCCCGGAAAATTTGCGTTTTAAGGAGCTTCGGCAGCTGCTAAAGAAGGAAGCTAGCCCGCTAGTGGAAAAAGCCCGCAGCGAGGCCTACAATGACGTTAAAACGAAATCCAGGCTAAAGCTTCGCGGTGGCAAAACAGCCACCAAAAAAGACAAGGGCGCTTTTTACAACCTTTACAAGTCCATTGACGTATTTGCGAACAAAGGAACGGAAAAGGCCTACGTCGTGGTCGGCCTACGCAATCAAGACCGAAAGGGCGCATATTACGCCAACTGGCAACTGTTCGGCGGCGTGCGTCCAGGGCGCAAGAAAAAAGGAACGACCATAAGCCAGCACCGCAAGCAGCTAGAGAATTACGCGGGCAAGGGCCTACCGGCAAAGGCGTTTTTTGACAAGGCGCTAGCTGGCAGCGACGTGCCCGAAAAGACAGCGCAAAAAATTACTAACTTTGTACAAAAGCGTATAAAACAACACCTGCGGTGAATTATTTAGAGTACATATACGACGCGGTAAATGCAGCCACAGCTGTACCGGTTTACACGTACGCAGCCCCGCAGGGCGTTGCAGAGGATTTTATAGTTATACAATTTAACGGCCTAGGAGTTACCGAAACCAAAGACGGGTACAAGGCCGAGCGTGCAGCGGCTACGCTTTTCCTGCATTTCCTAAATGCCGATACAGCACAAAGCACCCTGCAAACGGTGCGCGACTACATCGCTACGCAGCACTCGACTTTCAAATACGGCTACATGGACGGCCTGCAAATGTTCTACAACGAAGACGACGAAACCGTTATACTAGCGGCAGATTTCACTTTTTTAATCAATTACTAAAATGGCTACATTAAGCGGCGGCGAAGTTCGCCTTTTTATGAGCGTGGACGGCGGAACGACCTACAAAGCGTTTGCGTCAGAAACCGAAACCAGCTTCGAAATGAACGCGGAAACGCGCGAAACGACGAGCAAAGACGCGGCAGTTTTCCGCACCTACGTAACGAGTGCTAAAGCCTGGAGTATTTCCGGCAGCACCATTATGGACGACGATAACGCTTCACTGTGGAACGTGGACGAGCTTTACGCCAAGGTCGGCGATACTGTTAAGCTTCGCATTACGCAGGTGGCAGCCGGTACGGTTACGCCAGTAACGGGCGAAACCAAAATCGAGGGCGACGCTATTCTTACGCAGCTTTCGGTATCTACCCCGGACAAAGACAACGCCACGGTAAGCTTTACGCTTAACGGTACGGGCGCCTGGACTGTAGGAACCAACTAATAAACAAAGCAATGGAAGGGAAAAAGTTTACGCTGGGGGCAGCGCTTTTGTTTGAGGAAGTAACGGGAAAAACCGTTACCGAACTGGGAAATTTAGGCCTAGCAGATATGCTAGCCATGCTTTACGCGCAGGAGTTTTGGGCGGACAAAGACCGCATAAGCTTCGACGAGTTTAAGGCTATGGCAGGGGCCTGGGATATTTCCGAACTTACCCAGCGGCTTAACGGCCCTTTTTCCCAGCCGGCGGCCCAGTAGACGTACTGGGTCAGCTGGTCGGGCGTTTGGGCCTTGCGCCTAGCGAAGCCAAAACGTTGACGCACGCGCAGCTTGAAGCTGTCATGCGCCACGCGGTAGAGGCCGAAAAAGACGACTGGAAACGTACCCGCTGGCTGGCAGCCGTGCTAGTAAACATAAGCGGGAAAAGCACTAAAAAAGTAGTTTCGGAAACGGACCTACTTAAATTTGAAGACGAGAAAAAAGAAAGCAGCCTACGGGCATTGTTAAATAGCTATGGACGTAACCAGTAAGGTAATCTTTGGACTAGATCCAAGTGAGTTCCGGCAGGGCATTCAACAAGTGGATGCCAAGCTAAAGGAAACGAGCAAGCTATTAAGCAATATTGGCCAGCTTATCGGTGCTTCGTTTGCTGGTGCAGCCATTAAGGACTTTACCATGCAGGCCATTAACCTGGCTGCAGAAGCGCAAAACGTGCAGGTGGCGTTTGCCAATATCGGCACCAGCGCAGACCTAGCCAAGCTACAGCAAGCCACGGACGGCGAAATAAGCAAGCTGCAGCTAATGGAGCGCGCCGTTACGGCCGTAGGCCAGGGCGTAGGCATTGAGGCTTTGAGCAAGCAACTGGAGTACGCCAACGCAATTAGCGACGCCACGGGCAAAAGCTTCGAGGAAATCGCAGACAAGCTGCAGACGGCGTTTGCCAAGGAAAGCACCAAAGGCCTAGAGCAGGTAGGTATTAACGTAAAGGCCATGAAGGAGCAGCTGGAAGCTGGCGTACCTTATGCCGAAGCGTTTAACGCAGCCATGCAGGCGACCATTACGCAGATAGGCCCAGGAGTGGCTAGCGTAGCGGACCAGCTCGACCGCCAAAAGGCCACCATTGAAGACCTAAAGCTGCAAATCGGTACGGCCTTGCTACCGGTTTATAGTGGGTTCCTTGGGTTCCTCGCCGAAGGCTTAAAGGCCATTGGTAACCTATTGTCGGGCCATTTGAGCCTATGGCAGAAGCTTGCTTACCTAGCCAGCTACGCCCAGGGAGCCGCGGGCGCACAAACCCGCATTTACCTGGACGGCCTAAAGGCAGCCAAACAAAGCATAGAAGACGTAACGCTAGCAGCGCCCAAACTTGGGGCAGGCCTTGGCACGGCTATGGACGAGGCGACGACCAAAACCAAAAAGGCTACGACCGCAGCGGAAAAGTACCGGGACACGCTGTCCGGTATGCTGTCTTTGGCGCAGCAATTCGCCCAGGAAGATTTTAATTTCGTCGCGCGTGGCGAGGTACTGGGCCAATTCCAGCCAATTAACATAGAGGAAATTAGCGAGGTCGAGGGCGAGCTAGTTCCCCTAATCGCAGGCGTAAAGGACTTTAGCACGCAGCTGCAGGCCGCCACCATAATAGGCCAGCAATTCGGCAGCATTATTACGCAGTCGTTTACGGCAGCCATTACCAACGGTGAAGATTTTTTCCAAGTACTTAAAAAGGCTGTAATCGATTACGTCAAGCAGCTGGCCGCCGCGGTAGCCGCAACCCTTGCACTTTCTGCAATCGTTAGCGCATTTACCGGCGCACCGTTAGGCGCCACGTTTAAGGCCGTGAGCCAGGGCACTGGACTAGGCAACCTATTCGGCGACGGCGGTATTTTGAACCTAAACGCCAAAGTAAGCGGCAGCGACTTACTTTTGAGCACTGCACGCAGTGGGACTAATCTAGGAAGGATCGGTGGCTAAATACTTAATGCAGACGGCAACGACGGCGGACTACACGTTTACGCTGTACGCAGAGGACCGAGCGTTTACCCCGGCCCCTGGCATTACGTTTGAGGTCGCTAGCTGGAACATAAGCTACCGCGCACAAGACCGCGTTTTGCCGGGCGTGGTACCCAGCCAAATGGACCTTACCGTATTTGGTGGGTTCAATATCGGCGACTACCGCACTATGCTGGCAGACGCCAAGGGCCGTTACATGATCGAAATGCGCCAGGGCACCGACATGATTTGGCGCGGGTTTCTCGTGCCCGACCTTTGTTCCATTGAGGTAATCAACGGCCAGCGTTTTATTAAGCTGGTATTTTCCGACGGGTTCCAAATGCTAGACCGCCGGGCGGATTTTTACCAGTACAGCGGTACGGTATCATTCACCGAGCAGATTTGGTACGCGTTTGAAAACTGCAACCTATTCGATACCTTCGAGTATTTTCTAGTAAGCGAACACCGGCAGCCTGCTAACAAAGGCATAACCACAAACCAAGGCGGCCTATGGTGGACTGGCTGTATTCAAAACGGGCTGTGGATAGTAAACGACGAGTACCGCACCTACCTAGAGGTAATAAACGACATTTGCGTAACCTTTGGCCTGCAGTTATTTCAAGACAAAGGCTACCTAGTATTTCGCAGCCTGGAGTACAAAACACCGGCATGGTACAATATCTACGGCACCTTTGGCGCTTTTGTTACCCGCGTAACGCCTACCCCGCCAACGGCTAGCGCCACGGTATTTAGCGACGGCAGCGAGCTGTACAAACCCGCAGTGCGCGAGCTGTTTATTACGCATAACAAAGCGAGCCAGGGTATCATACGCGACGAAAGCGGTAATAACAAAGCGCGGGACAATTACTACGTTGGCAACGTAACCCCAACGGGCGCAAACCATATCGACTTTGACTCGTATTTATATATGCGTTTGTCGTTTGACGCGTCATACCCAGGCGGAGCTGTCGACGTGGAATTTTATTATACCATTCGTTTCGGTAACTATTATTGGAACGGCACGGTTTGGACTACAACGCCAAGCTTTGTAACGGTTACCGAAAGCCGCATATTTGGCCCCGGTCCAAGCCTGGAAACAATAGTACACCACGTAAACAATGCCCACCTAGATACGTTGCCTAAAATTGGCACGGAGCCTTTGTATTACGACGTAGCGGGTACGCAGATAAGCGGCGACCCAGCGCAAACTATTACGGTTACCGCGACCATGTACTTTGCGTACCACAATGCCAACCCAAATACGACCATTTACTACGCCGACAACACCGGACGAGTAAACGGAACGACCGAAAGCCTAAACACGGAAATAGGCGACATTTGGCAGAGCAGCGCTATTTTGACCGCGTTGCCTGGGGAAATTCGCTGCTTTACGACCACGGCACGGACCACGGCATACGGTAATATATTTTGGGACACCGACCAAAACTTACTGATCAGCGCGATTACTTACGAGCTAGCGCGCAAAAATTACCAGCCGAAGCAGTATTACGAAATCGAGCTAAAGGACGTAGTGCGCTATAACCATACTTTTACCTGGGGCGGAGTGGACTACAAACCGGTAAACCTGCAGATAGGCGAGCGCAGCACTAGCGTAACTTATGCGGCCTGGATTGACGGCGACCTAGAAACCGACCCAAACAGTAAACGACCGGATCAAACCCTATGATAAGTTACGAGCTACCGCCTTATTTGTTTAATTATTTCATTGACTGGGAAAGTTACTATCTGGACTATACCTGGGAGCAAATGGACAACACCTGGAACGTATGAACACCGCACAGTTTATTACTATTTTTTTTAGCGACGGCCTAAACGCCGAAGACCAGTGGCAGACCTTGGACGCCGCCTGGGAACTTTCGGACTGGGACTGGAACGCGTAAAGCTTTTTTAACTAACTTTATACCATTAAACTAGAAGTATGGGAACATCATTAACGGGCACTAAACCCAAAGACACATACGACAGCCTTATTAAGGTAGGCGACAACGGCCCAATCAGCGGCACCGCCAAAGTATTGAGCGACGGACTGGGCAACGACCTACCTATTGCAGTAAGCACCAGCGCCGTAGGAATTGGAACAAGTGCGCCTTTAGGTCTTTTTGAAGTTAAGGGCGCAGGAGTATCTTATTTTACAAGAGGAACAAAAAGCATACTTGTAAATCCGAACGTAGTAGGGCAGGATACTAATGCGTTGATTGACACATCGGCAGGTATGGGCTTGGCTCTTGGGACTGCAGGAAGCGAGCATATGCGCGTCACCCCCGCAGGCAACGTAGGCATCGGCACGAGTTCGCCTGTCACTAAATTGGATGTTAATGGAAACACCTTTATGTACGGTGCTTTCCACTATCAAGGTGGCGGACAATGGAAAAAGCAATTTATTCAAGGTAGTGTTACCGCAGGAGCAAGCGGTGTACCCGTAAAACTTTTCTTTTGCAGTTTTAGTGCTGTTGCAAATATAAAAGTAGCAGCCCGCCAAAGTGGTTCGAGTATAGGTACTGCTGAAGGTACAATGACCGTAGCCTATGGCGCAGCAAGCGGCGGAGTAACTACTAATTCCTACGTTAATAATGTAACTGGCATTTCATTAACTTACAATAATTCTGGTTATCAAATTGAAGTAGCGGTAACCTATTCAGGTGCTGCCCCTACTATTCATTTTTACGCCGAGGGAATGTCGGAATCGGACTGGACACTTTAATAAACTAAAAATATGGCTTACACAATTCAACCCACATCGCTCGGCATCGCAGGAGAGGCCGTAGCAATTAACGTAGCAGCTGGCGGTTTTGCGGCAAATGCTACTTCGTGCCAACTTTTTTACAACCTTGTAAACGAGGCTAACGAGCAAATTTATACTGGCGTTATCCTTTTAACCGGGCAGGATTTTGCTGGCTGGGGGCAGGATAATTACTACCTCGTGCAGTACACTTGCACTACGCTAGGATTGACTTTGATAGGTGCGGAATTTCCAGCCCCGCCAGTGGTCGAGCCAGCCCCGAAAGCGAAGAAATAATAAACGGGGGCTTCGGCCCCCTTTTTTGGTATGACAAACGACCACGTAACCGGAGCCTGGGCACTAAATATCGGTAGCGCCCTATTCGCCCAGGTGCAGCCTATTGTAGGTACTATTTCCTTTTGCCTGGCTATTGCCTACACTATTTACCAATGGCGCCGCGATGCTAAAAAGGATCCTGCAGAACCCAAAAACTAGCGTACTGGCTGGCATACTTTTTATGCTGGCCTTTATTTTGGTGTGGTTCGGTAAAGCGACGCTAACCGAAGCTGGCGTATTTTTGCCTGCTATAATCGGTTTACTATGGGCCAAAGATTAACGGCGAATTTCACCCTTGCCGAACTTACAAAAACGCGCTTTGCGCTGGACAATACGCCAAGTGCGGCGCAGGTGGAAAACCTACGAACGCTATGCGAAAAGGTGCTACAACCCCTACGCGATGCGGTGGGGCCAGTTAATGTAACCAGCGGCTACCGGAGCAAGGA